TAACGGCTGACAAGATAATCATATACTGCTTTATGACCCTTGTGAAAAGGTTGAAACCTACCCGGGTATATTACTAATACATTTGAAGGTTCTGCTGCCTCAAATAATTCACTTATAAACATGGTATTTCTTTCTCATAACATATTTATGACAATCTAAGGAACTAGCACTGGTGCAGAGAAGTCATCTCCTTTATCCCACGATAACATAAACAAAGTATAATCACTAGCAGTGGGTAAAGTTACACTAAAATATCTCATTGTTCGTGCAGTTTGTACAACTATATTATGATGTGCTCCCCACCGTTTTAACTTAGTATGTATATGTTTCTGGTACATGCCTGCTGTTACTCCACCTACTCGCCCTGGTAATGTAAATTCTATTCTCATAATTTTTAAGGTAAAAAAATAGACTGAATAATCAGTCTATTCTATAAGTATTTATATTACTTAGGTGTAGATCGTGTAAAGTCTGGCATTTGATCTAAGCTACCTCTAAATTCATAATGACCAATATGATTTAGTAATGTTTTAGAGTGTGCCCAAATCTCTCCACCAATTTTTTGCCAGCGTCTACAGAATAACCAATCTTCTGACAAGTAATGTCCCTTTTCATCAATCTCAGTATCAAAGATAGCAAACATGGTGGGTTCATATTGCTTACCCAAACCAACATCATCTACATATTTTGTTTGTGGATATGCAGCACATAGCTTTTCATAAACATCACGCCTAAAGATTAAGAATCCAGTGCCCATTGTATCAACCGTAAATACATCACCTTGAATTTTTGTTTGTGGTAATAAGTTGATTACATAGTTAGTTGGAATTGATTTCTTAGGATAAAGCCCACCAATTACTTCTTTTTCATAAGCTAGCATTTGAAAAATTGATTCGGCTTCAAATCTAATATCGGCGTCAATGAACATAAAGTGAGTTGCCACTGTATTTGTCATCATCTTAGCCATAAGATTGTTTCTACCTCTGGTAATCAAACTTTCATTTACCATAGTATCTAGACTCCAGTTTAATCCAGCCCTGGAAGCCATCAATACAAATTTAAGTAGACTGGTTACTGTTGGTTCACTCATCATTCCCCCATAACAAGGAATTCCAATGTGCAAATGAGTTTTACCGAAGTTATAAGGAACTCGTTCAACTGGCGGACCCTCTTCTTGAACTGCAGTCGCACTATTTTGTTTCATTATATCTGTAATTTGCTGAACTACTGAAGTGGCATCTTTACCTGGTAATGAAATTTCAGGTTTTTCTGGCATTGCTGTGATAATATTAGGTGTAGTGTTTTCCATTGATTTAACTTTGTTGATGTTGTGTAATAACTAATTTGTGTATTGTACCTATTAGGCCTGGAGATATTAATTTAATCATGTCCGCTATTCGTGGATCAGTAGTATAAAAATATCCGCCTCGTTGGTATTTACTCGAGGATCGTAGTCGGTGTAATAAATTTGCTGAGATTTTTATCTGGTCACCAAGACTAATTAAGTAATTGGCAACTGAATTTTTGTCATGGTAGTTGTAGAATCCTTCTTTAATTAAAACTTTCCATTCATATCCATTTGATTTCTTTACTAAAATGTTACCGTCATCTAATACTACTGCGTCTGAATTATCTTCTAATCTAGTTACTTGAAGGATATCATTGCCCCATTCTTGTAACTGATTATTAGCTACTTCATATAATTCAGATTCGGTCTTAGCATATATAGTAAAAAAATTGCCCTCAAGTCTGAATTTAACCCCAAGGTTTTTGTCTCTGTGTAACTTTGCAAAATCTATTAATTGAGCATAGTTAGCATGTTGTGTGGTATAGCTACGATAAAAATATTTGTTGCTGTCATTAGCCCATGCTACTCTCTCGCGTAGCGTATCAGCATCAGTTTCCGACCAATAACAAATAATTCTGCATTTTGGTACATGATATTTCAATGAGTAATAAAACTGGTTAAAGAATTTCTTCTTTGTAGAAACCAGTTTTACTCCTGGATTGAACTTAGTCCAATCGTATAAAGCCATGCTCATCCACCAATGGTAATGTTGTATCTAATGGTAATGCTAAGTTGTAAGTGATAGTATCAAAGGTCAATTTCTCATCAACACAATCAATATTAACAACAGAACCATTGGGTAGCCCTTCAAACAAGATTTTCTTACTAACTGGAACTTTGATAAGATCATTGATAGCTCTGGCTAGTGGCCTTGCACCCATTTTATGATCAAATCCCTTAACTAACAAATGATCAACTGCTGCTTCACTTAGGCGAATTTTAAGTTGCTTCTCGGCTAATAGATCATTGATCTCAACTATGAACTTTGCAACAATTTTCTTCATGCTGATGCGATCCAGATGATCGAATTTACAAATAGCATCAATACGATTTCGGAATTCAGGCTTGAAGAAGTCCTTTACCGCTTTGTCATCTTCTCCAGTACGCTGCAATTCTTGTCCGAATCCAATTTGATTGCGTTCATTGTCAGCCGCACCAAGATTACTAGTCATTACCAGGATAGAATTCCTGGCATCGGCTCGCTTACCATTACTAGCAGTAACAAATCCTTCGTCCATGAATTGTAACAAGATATTGGACACATCAGGATGTGCCTTTTCAATTTCATCAAACAATACAATGGCATTGGGATTCTTTTCCAATGCACTAATCAGTAATCCACCACCTAGATTAGCATCATCATAACCAACATACCCTGGAGGAGCACCAATGAGTTTAGCTACACTGTGTTTCTCTTGGTATTCACTCATATCAAACCTGATCATTTTCATGCTAAGGTTTTCTGATAATAGTTTTGCTAGTTGAGTTTTTCCAGTTCCAGTTGGTCCTAAAAACAAGAAACTACCAATAGGACGATTTAGAGTCTTGATGCCAGCCTTAGCGACATAAATCTTCTCTAGTACATCATTGATTACAGAGTCCTGTCCATACAGGCCTTGCCGAATATTAGCTTCAAGATTAACCAAACTGTTTGGTGCATCAGCCCCAATTTGATCTGCTGGAATCTTAGTGACCTTGCTGATAGCCTCTACGATATGGCTTTTATTGATAACAAATGTTCCCATATTTTCAGGAATGATCTTTTGCTTAGCACAAGCAGTATCAATTAAGTCAATCGCCTTGTCAGGTAGTTTCTTATCAGTTTGATAGCGTACACTGTAGTCAACTGCGGCATCAATTGCTTCGTCACTTATAATACCACCGTGGAATTTCTCAAAATGTTTTTTGATACCACGCAAGATTTCTTTTGCTGCTACTGAAGTAGGTTCATCTACAGTTAGACGATAGAACCTACGCATAAGTCCACGGTCTTTTTCAAAGCTTTGACTATATTCTTCCCAAGTAGTACTAGCAATTACTTTGATCTTACCACGGGTCAATGCTGGTTTAATCATATTGCTAAAGTCAACTGAACTTGCTGAACCGCTGCCAGCGCCACGCATTTGATGAGCTTCATCAATGAATAGAATGGTCTTGCCTTTAAGGTTTAGTGCCTTGAGTACATCTTTTAGCTTTTCTTCAAACTCACCGCGATACTTAGATCCTGCCAATAGTGATCCAATGTCAAGATTATAGACTACATAGTCCTTGAGATATTCTGGTACATCTCCGTTAACGATATTACGAGCTAGTCCTTCAGCCAGAACTGTTTTACCGACACCAGGATCACCTACTAGTAACACATTGGCCTTGTTACGCTTAGCAAGTACCTGAGCCATTTCAGTTAGTTCAGCATCACGCCCAATGATTGGATCAATTTCACCAGCCTTAGCCATTTCATTTAGATTGGTGCAATATTCAGCAAGAATTTCATCTGCTTGTACATTCATTGCAGAATTGTTACCGCCAGATTCGGCATAATGTTGATGATACATCGTAACGACGGTTGCCCTATCAAATCCATATTTCATAAAGAAGTATGCAGCATAGCTATTTGTTTCAGTTAGGATGCTAAGAAGTAAATCAACTACTTTAATTTGTCCTCGGCCACCAAAAAGAACTTGAGTTAATGCACGATTAAATACTCGTTCTAAACTTTGTGTTTTCCGTGGAGCAGAATTAGTAGTTGAAATCAAATAAGTTTGGTCCTTCAGATACTGACTCAAATCAGTTACTAGCCCATCAATATCGGCACCATATTTTAGTGTAATCTCTTTGAACGGAGCATACTGTGCAATAGCCAATGCAAGATGTTCAAGAGTTACATATTCATGCTTAAATTTCTTGGCTGAGTTGCTAGAATTTAAAATAATAGTTTCAATTTCAGTATTAGATTGTGTTGCCATGTATTATTTTACCAGTTGTTGTAGTTGTTGAAGCTGAGTTGCGGATATAGTTTGTGGAACTGTTATTGCTATCTCTATATATAGATCCCCTCGTACTGCTTGATTAATTACCCATAATCCTTGTCCTTGAATTCTAAATTTGGTACTTTGTTGAGTACCTGAAGGTATAACGATTTCAAAGTTTTTACCATCAAGTCCTACTACCGTATGCTTTGTGCCGATGATTGCATCAATACAATTGATAGTAGCTGTCTGTAGTAAGTCTGTTCCTGCAGTTTGGAAGTTTGGATGTTGACGAACACGGAATTCAACATACAAATCTCCAGGTGGTAGAGAAGTATTAGAATGATCACCATGCCCTGGGCATCGCATTTGCATACCAGTCATGACACCGCGTGGGACATCTACTGTTACTGTTCTGGTACCGTTGCCTTGTTGAACATTGATATGTTGTGCTTGATTTTCTAATGTAGACTCTAATGAGACTTCCATCATTACACGCAAATCTCGGTTTTTTGCTGGTTGACGGAATTGTCCGAATGGATCACCATTTTGGAATCCCCGCAGAATATCACCGAAATCCATTCCTTGTCCGAAGTTGAATTGGAATCCTGGATGCCCACCGTGATGATGTTGTTGATTACCATGTACCCATTGGGCTCGTTTTTCTGGATCACTTAATGTTGCATAAGCTTCCTGAATTTCTTGGAATTTAGTTTGTTCACCACCACGATCTGGGTGGTGTTGCATTGCTAATTTTTTGTAGGCTTTTTTAATCTCATCTGGTGATGCAGATTCGTCCACGCCTAAAATATTGAAGTAATCTTTCATAGTTTTTATCTTTGATAGGAGAAAAGGTATAGTAGTATTATACTATACCTTTTGAGTTTGTCAAGTGTTTTTATTTCTTTTCTGGAACTTTCGTGCCTTCTAATTTTTTATGCACTTTGATTTTCTTACAATCTTGTTTGACAGTACCGTCTTTATTTTTAACTGGTACTCCTGCTTTATCTACCTTATCACGGCAGACTTCTTTAACTTCTGCTTCGGCATATACTGGATTATTTAATGATAATGCAGTGATGCCAGCAATTATACATATTGACCAAAATAAATTTTTCATGTTTTTCCTTATAAAATTGGATCCTGTATTGGAGCAGGACCTGGTTTTCCACCGAACCCAGTTATTACTTGTGGGGCTGCTGAAGAGGGGGAACCAAAACTACTTGCTGGTGCTGATGAACCAAAACCACTGGGTGACCCGAATCCGCCTGTTTGAGGAGCGCCAAATGATGGAGCTCCACCTGATGAACCGAAATTGCCATTACTTCCTCCAAATCCACCACTGTTCATTGGTTGATTACTATTATTTACTGTAACTGAGCCTTGGCCTGGAGGAACATAAGTTGTACCTGCTCCTGGACCAAAACTTCCTATACCACCTGTTTCAGCACCATTTAGTTTCTCTTGTGTTCTACCGTGTGCAGCAATGCCTAACACTGCGCCCATCGCAAGATGAAATAGTCCGGCACCTTGTAGTGTTAATGGTTGCCATTGTGAAGTAATTCCACCATGAAATAATGCTTGAACCATAGTCCATAAGACAGGTGCAAGCATGAAATCAAATGTACATATTCCCATATACATCCATCCCATAGTTGGACGCCACTTTGAATTCATCCAATCTTCTTTTTTCTTTTCTGCCATGATATTCCCCGATTATAATGTAATTGGTAACACTAGCCAAATGGCCTGCGCCATAACCATAGCACCAATTGCACCGACTACCATGCTGCCCCAAAACAATGACATTGAGACTGCTAAAATACTTGCAGTTAATAATACAATAGCGATTTGAAACAAGCTACCTGCATATGTATAAAATGGACTACGCTGTTTTGCAGAGGTTCTCTCAGCTTCTAGTGTCCTAGCTTTTAGCATTAACTCTTTTTTACCTTCACCAGTAACGGTATCACTTTCATAACTAGCAGCTTTAGCAGCATATTTTTCTGCATTCTTTACATTACCACTATCTGCTGCTTGGGCAGATGCTAACTCATATGCAGTTTGTTTGATACTTTTCGCTTGATAGAATCCCCAGGTATCATTAATAGCTAGGGTGTTATTAAGCACTTTACTACTATTGCTGCCACCAATAAGAGTAGTAACGGCCAAGAGAGCAGCAAGAACAGTGATAAGCCAACCGGCTTTGTCCTTAATTTGCGCTTCACGTTCACTCCGCGATAATGGTTTAATTGCTGTTGACATTTTATGCTCCTAATATATGTAATGCATGATTGTAATGCTTGATGCGATCAGCTAGTCCAATGACACCGCCATTAATAATCTTGGTCATTTTTTCAATGTCACCAACATCTGCCCATCTATTTAAATTATTAGTTTCCCAGAACCAGCAAGCAGACTGCACCGCACCTTCAAATGTAGCTAGGAATTCAGGAACATCTTCTACTGCAGTTTCAATGCTATCAGCAAATGATTGATAGTTATTTTTACCAGTGAGTTGAACTAACCCACGGCCACAATAACGGAATCCATCTCCTGATGCTTCATCACCATTGCCCATTCTATTGGCATATACTTTATTAGCAATAGCCTCTTGATGGTGAGCATATTGTTGTGCTAGTGCATCATTAGGAAAATACTTTGGAAATACTTTCCTTAAAGTTTCTGCCCGATAATTTAGGTTTTCTTTTAATGCACGAAACCCACCACTTTCATGAGCGCATTGAGCTAAAAATGCGGCCATTCTTTGTGGACTAGTGATATCATAATCTGGCAAGCATTGAGTCAATGCAGAATACCAATGATCTAAGTAGGGATTTCCTGGAATAATCTGAGCTAATTGTTCTTTTTCTAACATAATTGATACTTTCCTGATTTATTTTTGTGCTTCTTCAAAAATCTTCTTTTGTTCCGTATACCAAGTTTGCCAACCGATTAATTTTTCTCTGATTTCGTAGCAGGTTCCGTAGTTTTCAACGACTGTTGTGAGGAGGTCACTGGCTTTAACATCGGAGGGGCTTCCATCAGTACTGCCGGCGCCTCTGGAAACTTCATTTTGACTGGAACTATTGTGGAGCAGGACTGTAGAAACAGGCAACTCACACTTAGCATCAAGCTGTTTACCAACAACCTCTTTGATAATTTCTTTATTTGCATATACTGTTTCCTTGATAACTTTGATTTTTGTAATTATTTTGGTTTGTATTACCGTATTTACTTCTGCACTTTTGTTTTCGGCGACTTTTAATTTAGCTTCCAACTCAGTAACTCTAGCCTGCCATATTTGTTCAACCACTCTACCACCATACAAATATGCCCCACTACTAAACAGTAATACACCTAATATTTCAACAACCAATTTGTATTTGTAAACGGGTGGAACCCATACTAGTAATTTACTTCCTATATATGAAGCAATGCCTATAGATAATATCAAATAAGTAAAAAATAATACCCAACTATCTGGGAGCCATTGCACTATCCACATGTTATTTTAACCCCGCCATTACTCGTAAGCTTTCAGTGTAATCATTTTTTGGTGCTTTGGTATTAACTTTAACCCCAGCCGCTGTTTTAAGTTGATCAACTTCTTCAGTTGATTTGTGTTTCAACTTTCTATATTCTTCTGGTGTAGAAGGAACTATATCATTAAGTGATTCTTTACTAAAAGGTTCACTGCGTGATGGTTTATAATATTCCAATGTCCATTCATCAATTTCAATTGAAGTCAACTGCACTAAATCGTCAAACAATTCATAGATGTTATCAAGAATTCCTTCTTGTCTCTCGGCTTCAATGAATACCATGTATGAACCATTATCAAGTTCACCTGAACTTACATCGGCATCTGCCACCCAAGCATAACCCTTTTCCACAAAGTTGACTAAATCAAGTGCTGGTTCCTTACCTTGCACTTCAAAACTTAATACTAGGATATCCTCATCGGATCCCATTTTACTTTTGAATTCATCAATTACAACGACAGGTTTTACTAACCGTTTAAGATCACCGGCTTCTAAACCTTCATTAAGCTGGGACTGGTGGCGCAATTTGTTGTTCATTTTGGTCGATGCCTTGGATTTGTTCATCTTCTGCTTTGTAGACATCATCATCTACCCCTGTTTCATATGCACTTTCAATATCTTCAACATTAACTGTATCAGCTTCAAGTTCTAAGCTACCACGGTTAATATCTTGCATTAGTTGTTTAGGCATAATGATTTCAACAAGCCATACTGGTTTTTTTGCCATACGAGGAACTTTAGTACCAGGTTTAAAATCATCATATGACTTCACTTTTACTGGATAAAATAATACATCCTTGCGATACTTAACTTCACAGTCATAATCAAGCAATCTTTCCCCACCGCGTGGATCGGGCATCATTTTGTACGGCCACATAAAAGTACATTTTACAAAATACTTTTCATAGATTGGCCCTTCAACTAGTTCACCCTTATTCCAGTTTTCAAACACATACAGGTCTAGTTCATCTATTACCCGTTCAAAGTCCATTAGGCTTTCCAATGAACTATCGGACATATAGATGTTTTTTATATTACTAACAATGTCTTTAATATGAGTTGTCATATCTTCTCTCAGTTATAGTTATTTATTATTTTTGCAATAGCTTTGCCTTTATAAAATATATAATACAAAAGTAGAAGCAGAAACTATACTTATCTTTGAAAAATATAATTTATATGCTAGTAAAAACCCGACAGCAAACACCTTAAATACTTTTGTGAATAGTTCACACAAGTCAAAAATAGCAACCGCGATAGGAGACGCACTTGACATCAAAACGTAAAACCCGGGCTACCCATATGGCCCATAACGTTGATCCAACCAACAACACCATCAGCTTCAATAACTATGTTCAACAAAAGAAATCTGTGGTGTTGTTACCAAAAAGTTTGAAACAAGAAGAGTATATTGATTTATTGACTGACCCTAAAAAACTAATAGTATTTGCAACAGGTCCTGCTGGAACTGGTAAAACTATGTTGGCAGTGATGGCTGCTATTAGGGCTTACAAAGAAGGAAAAGTAAATAAAATTATAATTACAAGACCCGCGGTTGGGGTTGATGATGAGCAACACGGATTTTTACCAGGAGATTTAAATGCTAAAATGGCCCCGTGGACAAGGCCAATAATGGATGTAGTCGGCGAATACTATAACCCCAAAGAAGTCGTGCGTATGCTAGAAGAACAAACAATAGAGATATCTCCCCTAGCATATATGAGAGGCAGAAACTTTAAGCGTAGCTGGATCATTTTTGACGAAGCACAAAATGCAACAATTAACCAAATGAAAATGGTTCTTACTCGCCTCAGCGAAGGGTCTAAAATGGTAGTAACCGGAGACTTAAATCAGATGGATAGAAAGTTTACAACAGACAATGGGTTGAGAGACTTCATTGCAAAATTGTCGGCTTCTAGAAGTCATGCTATCGCTAGTGTTGAATTTGCTAGAAAAGATGTTCAACGGCATCCAGTAGTTGCGGAGGTATTGAAGCTATACGGAGAAGATTAACCATAGAAAACGGGCCTTAAAGGCCCGTTTATCATTCATTTATATTGAGTTCAACTGTCTGGTTGTTCTCGGAGTAGTTTCCTGTAATCTGCACGCCAATTATGAGATTCTGACTCATTGTAGGGTAATTCAAGCACATTCATCATTTTGTGCTTTACCCTACGATTTGGACTTCGCCACTTACCAGCATCATTGAATCCCATCATAACACCTACTTCGGCTATTGCCCCACTGCGGCAAATTCCTGCCACACAATGAACTACTACATTCATATGATTGGCAAGAGCATGTCGTAATAACTTTACCAGTTCTTCAGCTTGCTTATCAGTTATCTTCAATGCCTCATCCTTGATAGGATCAGCATCTTCCAAATCCAAAAATTCAAATTCATGCACTTCTTTAAATTTGTATTTAGGCTCTGGTTTCCAAGTAGGACATGGGTCATAAATCCTAATCAACATACTGTTAATACCAGCTTCATGATGGTATCCGTTGGCAACATCTGTTAATGCAATATTTTCTATCCAAGACATTGGGTAAACTCCAAATTAAATAATTTTACGCTGATGAATTAGTTCTTCAAATGTAGCCCACAAAGTTTCAAATCGCAATGAAGCAATACGAACAATGGCCTCAATGTCTGAATCAACATCCCTGCGTTTATTAAACTGTTTCGTAAGATGACTAGTAAGCATTTTAAGATCATCTATTGTACCCCATGCTGAATGAATTTGCTGTTCTAGGGTAAAACGATCAATCTTATTCTCTGAATGAACAGGGTGTATCTCTGCCTGAGCAATAGTGTATAGCTGAGCCATCTGATCATCAGTTAAAGGTCCATCATCAGGTTCATAATCAGGTTCATAAGTTTTATATTGATCCGTGTCCAATGAATCAATAAATTCATTATATTCTTCAGGCAACATCCAATATGCAAGAACAATTTTGATACTATCTACCAATAATGGGTCATCAGTAGCTTCAATATTGTTTATTAAGGCAGCTTTAAGTTCATCAACTACAATTGCTGCTGTTTGTTTATCATCAATCTTATTTTTTGTCATAATTTATTCCTATTGTTAATAATATCATAAAACAGTTGGAAGGTCAATACTATTTCCATTTTAATAACCACAAAACATAATCACTTTCATTAAGTTTAGCTGTAATATTAAAAATATATGATGAATAATGAGACGGATCAGTATGTCTATGCCAAATTGGTTTTTCAACAGCATGTATCATAATCCATTGCCCCTGTTCACTATCTTCCCATTCTGCAATATTAGGGGCCGCATATAATATTGGGTCCTCAACATCTCCTACTTTGAAAGTATGTACCACAATATTATGTATTTTGTCAGATTTCATTTGATTATCTGTGCTAATATTAGTGTCAATATATCCTGAGATCGGGTAGAAACTATTACGCCCAGGAATAATCATATTATTCTTCAATAGTTGCTTCAAGCAACCTAATCATTCCTTGTACTGAAGCTTCATTCATTGTTACACTAACACTCCCACCACCCTCAATATTAATAGTTAATACAGTATCTCCATCATTATCAATGCCAACTGAATATCCACCTCCAATTTGGCGGGTAGTACCATTAATATATGGTACATGTTCTGGATATTTGCTGTTGTTGAACCAATTAAACATCATATTAACTCCGATAATTGTTTTGCTGTAAATGGGGCTAATGTCCATCCTAAATGTCCATGCCCAGTGTGATAAAATACTTTTGGATTCTTTTTACTTTGTCTAACGATAGGCATCATATTTGCAGTCATGGGGCGCAAACATGCCCAGCTTGAATAATTACTAGTATCAATATTAGGTAAATTCTCATGAACCCAATTCAATAATGGTTCAATCCTATCACGCCGAATATCATAATTCTCACCAGTAAATTCTGCAGTCCCTGCCACTCGTAATCGTGTACCTAAAGTAGCAGTTACTATTTTTGCTTGATCATCTAATAGACTAACTGTTGGTAATGCAGCAATTGATTTTTTATCAGTTGCATTAATAGTAATACTATATCCTTTTACTGGATAAATGTCCAAAGAATCACCAATAGTG